CCTTGCATTCATAACTCTTATCCTTTCCCCAAGGGACAGTCTTTGTACCACTAACAATAAATACCCCTTCTTTCAGAGGATGACAGTATTTAGAGAGCCACTTTTTGGGGCATAAATAAACAGTTGGACCGCTTCTCCATACAGGAAGATTAGGATCGTTCTTCCATTTTCCAAAATAAACCTTGAGAGAAGGTTTGACAAAGGTGTCTTTAACCTTCTCCCAAGTATTATATAACTTAATTCTCATATAACAGATTATAATCAAATCCGTATTTCAGACCATACTGAAGACTGAACCAACTAAATTCTCTCTCCGCCTCTCTTTTACTAACTCTCTTAGGTTGCCAATCATAGAAATGGTCCATAAAGTATTGTTTCCACTCTTTATATTGTTCAATAGTAGAAAACTCATTATCAGAATACCACTTCTTATTTTCTTCCTGTTTAGCCCATTCACAGAGTTCTTCAAAAGTACCCCAGTGATTTGAGCTTCCAATGATTTCAAACTCTTTATTGATACAGTCTAAAGCAAACTGCTGGCCACTAATCTTCTTTTTGTACATTGTTAAGTTGTTTTAATCGTTCAAACACTGTAATACCATCTACTGGAGGGACTTCAACAGGAAAGGATAGCTCCTTTTTAGGATGAGAAAGTGAGTACATTCCTCCCCAAACCAACTCTTGCTGATGATTATAGTCCCAAAGAACTACTTCATAATCATCATATTTTTCGTCCTCAAAATGTATCAGGATCTCCCTTAAGTCTCTTATTGTCATCATTGTCTTTGGCTTTAAGGGTTTTATTTAATTTAAGAATAAGAGCAGTAATTTTAGATACCAGTTCTTGAAATGAATAACTCCCTTTATTCATAATTTCTTGAAACTCAGGACTATGCATTACATACTCTACATATGAATGGGTGCTACAAAGTTTGGGAATGTCTGGATACCCGGGAATATCCCCCACTTTATATAGGCCACTTAAATAGCGGTCTACATTAGTGTGCCCATAAGAGTTTTCAAAATGTCTCACATACCAGATTCCGTCAGGAAGATAGCTCTGGTCATATCTCAGACCAAAGGGAATATATCTTCCACCCACTTTTATGTAGACATTATCATCATTACTCGCTGCCATTTAACACACACTCTATTTCATCAACATTCCAGCCAGATAAATCATTGGCTGCCTTAAGGTCAGAGCCAACATCTACATATAGAGAAGCATCTTGAGGAAGAACAACTTGCTCTTCAACAGCAGCAAGAAGGTTAGTATCAGTAAAGTCCATATCACAGAAGTAATTGCCATCTTCATCCTGTCCTTCATCAACAATATCGTAGTCTTTAACTTTAACCTTAACTACTTTGCTTAAAGTAACACTCACAAGGACAGACAGTTCTACTTCAGGATTCTCAACTTCATTATAAGGAGCATTAGAATCATTTGCTGCTCCCAAAGGGTAATCACCAGTACTATTCATTACTTAAAAGCTCATTATATTTACGAATATACCACTCTGCTTTCTCCATATCTTCAGCACATTTACCCTTATGAGTACTGCGCCAGATATATTTAAAGGCATTCAGTTTACAAAAAGATGCAACCTCTTCTTTACCAAAGGCAGCTTCCATAGCATCAATGCACTCTATTCCTCCAGAATTATAATGCTGAGGATGGTTTACCTGCTCACTCATACTTGAATAAATTTAAAAGCATATTTCTCAGCAAGAGCCTTTTTAAGTGCTTCCCAATTAGATTTTCTATTAGGATCTCTCCAATAATAATATCTGTCCTCATTGGGATGCATAGCTTGACCTAAATCCCTCATAGCTCTCCAATGGAAAGAATTATAGAAGGCCTTTACTGCTTGTGCTCTAGTGGGAAACACAACTTTTCCATTAATAGTTACTATCTTTCCACAAATAGATATGGCCCACCTTTCTCCAGATTCAGGAAGTAAATCCCTTTCAAATAAAGTTCTAACAAATTGAGGAGTTACATAATCTTTTATATTATTTTCCATTTGGTTCTTTAATAACTTTAATAATTTGAATAATGGGCCAAGCAATGGCCATACAAATAAATGCAAAAATATTGAGAACTAGTTCTAGTATTTTAAAGAATACTAGAACTATAGTCTCAAATACATACTCCCACCAACTTTTCATCAATGTACCCAATATTTTTCTACAGTAGATTCAGCAGGAATGGGAAGAGACTTACAATACTTTGCAGCAGAAGTACTCATTAAAGAAGCAAGAATTTGAGGAAAATATGTTAGCTCTTTTGGATATTCACAGTTAATTTCATCATGAACCACTACACACAATTTAACTTTTCCAAATAGATTGTTATCTACTATCCAATTAAATAAAGATGTAATAGCATCTTTCATAATGATTGCTCCAGTACCTTGAGTTGGAGAATTAAGAGCATATCTATCATATTTACTAGCTGCTTGAAAATGATTTCTTACCATTACAGCAATTTCATCTCCAGTACCTTTATGATGTAGCCTATAATCTTCCCAGAATTCAGGGGTAAAACTTTTTTGCCTCTCTTTCCACTCATTCCAATCCCACCAATATACTTTATGTCCAGTAATAGGTGAAATTACAACATATCCGTGCTCTCTTACAAATTTACTTCCTTTTTTAAAAAAAGCAGTTCTACCTGCAAAGAATTCATCTAGATCATCAATATATTTTTGAGCCTGTTCTTCACTACAACCAGCAGATTTTGCTATAGTAGGTGCAGCAGCACCAAATAGATATGCAAATTCAACTCCTTTAACTTTATTTCTCCATTGAGGAGCTTTCTTCTTTACTTCCAAAGCAGATGTACAACCACATTGTTCACATTCTTCTCTAAATACTGCCCATGCAAACATTGCGTGTGTATCTCCAGTTCTTTCAGTAAACTCTTTATGCATTTCTACATCATTATATACATCTGCACCTAATCTAGATTCTTCTGCAGAAAAGTCACAAGATACAAATAAATTTCCAGGTTCAGCAACAAAACAAGCTCTGGTTTCAGCATCATGAGGTAACTGTTGTAGATTAACATATTTAACATCTTTTAAATGCTTATATTTAGCTAAATCTTTGTTGCTTCCTCCTCCAGAAGACATTCTTCCAGTGGCTGCACCTATTTGTTTGAATGTGGTATGCAATCTTCCAGTTTTAGGATTAATTAAATCCAAATGACCTTGTCCATAAGTACCTACAACTTTTGATGCTTCTTTATAATCAAAATATAATTTAAGGAACTCATCATTAATGCCTTTTTGATTTGATAGCTCTTTTTCAAGAACAGTATCTTTATCTTCTCCAGTCTTTTTGTCCTGTGTGGCGGTATTAAAGCCTAGTTTCTTAGCTATTTTAATTACTTGTTGAGAAGAATCCCAATTAACAGTACATTTTGGTGTTAAGTCAAATCCTGTGAATAAATCTCCTTGTGGATCTACAAAAACATATTCAGAAAATTGTTGAGAATTAATAATAAAATTATCTAATGTGGCTTTTCTTTCAGAAAGATGTTGTTTATCTTTCTCCATTTTTGCTTTCCACTTGACTTCATCTAATTTGATTCCGCACCATTCAAGATATGCCATTGCTGGAACCGCTGCACATTCAAGTTTAGCTCCTATTATACAGCCTTTCTTCTGACATTCAATAAATTGTTTATCAGCTATATCTTCAAGATAAACAACATCTCCTGCAGCATATTGAATAACTTTAGTATCTAATCCTCTCCAAATAATTTCTCCTCTAGTCGTTTTGTCTATATCAATACCTAAATATCTCATAGCAATTTCTTTAAGAGAGAAACTTACTCCTCCATAATTACCATAAGAAGGATACCCTAGATACAGAAGCTGTTCAACAATCATAGTATCGTAAATTTTTCTTGGTATGATATTATAATTATAAAGAAATTGCAAATCAAATTTTGCATTTTGAAGAATTAATTGTTTTGTTTCTAATATTTCTTTATAATACTTAATATCTATACAAGAACAATCAACAACTATTTGGGTATTAGCTGCTCTATTGCCAAATTGTGCACAAAGCAATTCACATAAATGAGGGTCTTTTCCTGAAGTTTCAGTATCAAATTGAATAACATTCCAAGTATTAATCATCTCCAAAGATTGCTCCTTGGAGATGATTTTATACTCTGAATGTTCAAACAGTTCTCTATTTAAAGAGACTAGATATATCATTACCGATATGCTATTAATTCTTTAAAATCAAGAATATATTTATACTTTTCAAAGAAGCGATTTCCTAGAATACCATGTAACTTAATGCCACTCTCTTTCTCAATAGCACTGAAGGCAGCAATTAAATCAATAGCACCAAATTCTTCAACAAACTTCTGGTCCTTATATCCTATTTCTATTGAATAATGATGGCACTCAACACCATTACCTTCTACTCCAAAAGTATTTGAAGAAGAATTTAAATCTGTTGCTTCAATGTCATTAATAACCTCTCTATTGATATAAGATATATTACTACCAGTATCTAGAAGAAAATGTAATTTCTTAGTACCTTGATAGAAAGTTACTATTGGTAGTTCGGTTAAATCCAAACCTTCTTTAAAAGATATTTTAGTCTTTTCCTTCTGTTTATTCCTGTATAGACGAATCCATTCCATAACCAGAACAGCAATACATACAAGAATAACGAAGGCAATTAAAATTAGTTTATCCATTATTTACCTGTACTTCCAAATCCACCATCTCCTCTCTCTGTCTTAGCCAGTTCTTCAACTTCTAAGAACTCCACCTTTGGATATGGCATAATAATTATTTGACCAATTCTATCTCCTACTTGATAAGGGGGTGCTGCAGGAGTGATATTATTATCCCTGTACTTATACATTAGCATTAACTCCCCAGTATAATCACTATCCAGCACTCCAACATGATTGGCAAGATAATAATTTGTCTTTCTGTTGGAACTCCTGGGAAATATGAGCATTACATATCCCTCAGGAAGCTGAAATGACAAGCCCGTATGGTAAACCCAACAATCATTCTTGTCATCGTATTCTTTGCTAATAGCGGTTACATCCATACCTGCACTCCCAACAGTAGCATAACTGGGAATTACTGCATCAGGAGACAGCTTTTTAATTTTCACTGGTTCCACTTTCTAATGATTCTTTTTTAGCATAAAACCTAGTCTGAGCTTCCTTATACCTCTCTTTATCAAAGTACTTAATAGGTCTTAAGAACCCAATAACCCTTGTCCACCAAGAGATATGAGTGCTGCCACATTTAGGACAAACCTTAATAGGATACTTAGTAATGAAGTGACAATCATCACACTCACTATTGGGAATATTAAATGTAAAGTATGAGGTACCATAGT